GAAGTACAGGTGCAAGTTGAAGAAGTAAAAGAGGAAGTTGCAGCAACTGAACCTTTTGACAAAGACGCTTTTTTAGAAGCGGTTAAAGATGTTATTTCTGCTGAATTTACTAAACAAGGTGAACGCATTGATGCGATTGAAACTAAGTTAGCAAAAGAAGTAGAGGTAAAAGAAAAAGAGGTTGAAGATTTAAAAACTGAGCTATCGAAAGAGCCAGAAGCACAACCTTTAAAGCCTAAAATGGAAGTTAAAGAAATAGCTTTAACTAGACAAGGTAGAATGTTAGAATTAATGCGTAAAAATAAATAAAAAATGGCAACAACAACAAATGTATCAAGCAATTATACAGGCAAAGTAGCAGGTAGTATAATTGGTGCTAGTTTTAAAGAAGCGGACACATTGCGTCTAGGACTTTTAACTGTAGCAGAAAATGTAAATTTCAAAATGAATCTTCGTAAAATCGCTTATGCTGATGGTACTGTAGATTATTCTTGTGGATTTGCACCAGATGGAACTATTACACTTTCAGAAAAAGTGTTAACTATTGAGAAATTAAAAAATGATTTCCAAGTATGTAAAGAAGATTTTAGACAAACATGGTCTGAAGATTTAGAAGGTGCTTCTGCATCTAATCCTAATGCGCCTAGTGACATTATGGAAGCTATTTCTATGGAAGTGTTATCTAGTCAAGCAGAAAAAGTAGATACAGATATCTGGACAGGTTTAGCAGCAACTGCTGGTGAATTTACAGGACTTATCGAACAATTTACTGCTGATGGTAATATCATTAAAGCAGGTAACGGAATTACAGCTTTAGCAGCAGCAACTACAGAAGCAAATGTAGAAGCACATTTAAAAGCAGCTTTAGCAGCAGTACCTACATCTATTCGTAGAAAAGATTTAACTGTAGCGGTTAGTCCTGATGTATTCCAAGCTTATTGGTTCTACTTAGTATCTAAAGGTATTGCTAATGATGGTTCTACAGACCCTAAAAGAGTAGGTTTTGGTAGATATACAATTACAGAAGTAAATGGTTTACCAGATAACACTATCTGTATTTTTGAGAAAAAGAATGTTGTATTTGCAACAGGCTTACAATCAGATTTCAATGAATTATCTATTGTAGATGAGGATGAAGTAGGATTATTATCAGGTCAAGTAAGAGGGAAAATAGTTTACGGTGCAGCTGTAGGTTATTATAATTCTGAGGACATTGTTTGGTTGCTTACAACAGCAGCATAATTATTAACTTTCTATAGGGCGTGTAATGCGCCCTTTGAATAAAACCTATATAATATGGCATGTGTATTGACAAATGGGCGTACAGAACCTTGTAGAGATGCAATAGGTGGTTTAAAAGCTGCTTATTTCTTAGACTACGTGGATGATGCGTTTACAATTGTAGCAGGAGAAGCTACAGCTATTGATGTAGGTGTTACGGAAGTTTTTAAGTATGAATTGTTAGCTGATGGTAATACATTAGTAGAAACATTCACGGCAGATAAAAACAATGGTACATCTATATATGAGCAAGTGTTAACTTTAGCACTTAAAAAACAAGACAAAGATACTGCTAATGAATTAGCATTGATTGTAAAGGCTAGACCTATTGCAGTAGTGCAGTTCAGAGATGGCACGTACAAGATAGTAGGAATTGATGATGGTACAGTAGCAACAGGTGATATACAATCTGGTGGTGCAAAAGCTGATTTCAATGGCTACAATTTAACACTAACCGCAACGGAAGTATTACCAGCACCTACTTTAGATGCAACAACGGTAACAGCTTTACTAGCGTTAGTTAGTGCGACTAATATAAATCCGTAAAAAGGATTGTTTTTTTGTTCAGTTTTCATAATTAGCACCCTTAGTTGGGTGCTTTTTTTTTAACAAAAAATGTGTTTATTTGTTATATATATGTATGATAGTACTAAATCAAAATAATGCGACACATAGTATAGGTATATTGCCACGTTATTATACTGCTATGACTACGGATGTTTCTGTAGAAATAACAAACGAAGATACAAGGCAAGATGTAACACATAACGTTTCTAACGTTGAAAAGTCAGATGGTTTTCTTATATTTGATACAGATGTTAGTTTAATAAAAAATAGCACCTATAGGCTTAAAATAACTGACTCAAATTTAAAGGAAGTTATATTTAGGGGTAAAATCTTTGCAACAGACCAAAGCACACAAAATTACAGTTTAAATGGATAAGAATAGTGATATAAAGTTAATACAGTTAGCGAGTCATGTAAGACCAGAGGTAAGGGAGTACGTAGGTCGTAAATGGGTGTTAAACGGACATAAAAATAGTTACATACAATACATTATAGATAGACGCATAGGTAGTGCTACTAACGGTGCAATCTTAGAAGTGTTTAACGAATTAATGTTTGGCAAAGGTATTGTAGCTAAAGAAAATGAAGGTGAGGTGTATGAAGAATTAGTAGAGATATTTCCAAAACGTGAGCAACGTAAATGTTTAAATGATTTAGTAACTTTCGGTTATTACTTTATGCAGATATTACGTTCAAAAGGTACTGATAAAAAGGTTGCCAAAATAATGCATCTACCTGTAGAAAATATAGCAAGGGATAAAATGGATGCTGATGGTAATATAAACGGTGCGTGGTACTGTGAAGATTGGGCAAACACTAATAAATATAAACCACAATTTATACCAGAATTTCAAGGTAAATTATCAGATTCTGTAATGGTTAAATCCGTTGTACCTTATCAACAAGGGCAAACATATTATGCATTGCCATCTTACGTTCAAGGGTTGCAATACGCAGAAATGGAAGAAGAAATATCTAATTTCTGTATCAATCATATTACTAACGGCTTATCATTTGGTTACGTTATTAATTTTAACAATGGTGCAAATCTAGCACCAGAGCAAAAGGATGAGGTAGAGTTAATGATTAAGAACAAGTTAACAGGTTCTAGTAATGCAGGTAAGTTTATTTTAAGTTTCAATGATTCAAAAGATGCTGAAGTAACTATTGTACCATTAGAAGTATCAGATGCACATTCACAATGGGATTTTTTAAATGAATTATCAGCTAATAAGATAATCACAGCGCATGGTGCGTATCCTAATTTATTTGGTATTAACACATCATCAGGTTTTAACAATAACGCAGATGAATTAGATGTACAATCTAAGCTGGTCCAAGATTATCAGATAGCACCTAAACAATCGTATTTTATAGATGAGTTAAAAGGTTTGTTAGAAATAAACGGTTTAGAAACTGATTTAGCATTCTTACCTTTAAGAGATAGTTACAAAAGCACAGAAAGCACAGAAGAAGAAGTTGTAGTAGATGAAACTGTAGAAGATGAAGAAGTAGAAATGGCATCACACGTTTGTTTATCTGATGAGGGTGCAACACAAGAAATGGCTAATGAATTAATAGGTTATGGCGAAGAATTAAATGAAGATGAATGGGAATTGTTAGCTGTTAATGATGTTGATTATGAAACAGATGATATAGTTTACGAAGCTATTAATTTTGCTACTAGTACAGGTGTTGCAAGACCTAATTCAAAAAGTGAGCAAGATTCAAAAGATATAATTATAAGATACCGTTACGCAGGTAATCCAGCACCACAAAGACAATTTTGTCAGAAAATGATGTTAGCTAATAAATTATATCGTAAAGAGGATATTTTACAAATGGAAAAAAGTGGTATTAATGATGGTTTTGGAATGAATGGTTCTAATTCATATTCAATATGGTTATGGAAAGGTGGCGGTAAATTATCTGCTAAATATCCAAACGGAACTTGTAAGCATAAATGGCAGCGTGAAATATATTTAAAACGTGGTGGTGGTGTTGATGTTAATAGTCCATTGGCTAGAAAGATAAAAGTACAGGATGCACGTAGAAGAGGTTATAAAGTACCAAGTAACGACAGGTCTGTAGGAATTACACCAAATCAAAACAAGGGATAGATGGCAACATATTTAATAACATCAGAAGAAATAAAGCTAAATACACCGATGGGTGGGAATGTGGGTAGTGATAAATTTATAAACTTCATTACAGATGTGCAGGTTATGATACTAGAACCTGTGTTAGGTACTAAGTTATATGATAAGATTATAACAGATTTTAACGCAGATAGTTTAGCTGATGTGTATCTTCAGATGTTTGATGATTATATTAAGCCTGTTATATGGCATTCTGTGTTTGCAGAATACGTTAAAATAGGCAGTATCATTGTAGGTAATGGTGGTATATATAGACACGTAGCACAAGATGCAGAAATAGCACGTTTAGATGACATAAATTACATCGCTAAGAACGCACAAAGTAAAGCGGACACGTATATAGATAGGCTTATTAGATTTTTATGCGACAAAGATATAGAAGAATACACACGTAATCAGGATAATGATTATGATATAGACCCTGTGGATGCGTTACAAACGATTAGCGGATGGCACTTAACAAGCACAATACAAGAAGGTAGAACGGTTGTTATATCCAATAACGGTAGTTGTGGTAATGATAATTATTTGGAACTAGAATAAATGTATAAAAGAAAATCAAAGTACAATAAAACTAAACAGGCTGATATTAAGAAGCTAGAATTGTTTTTAAAAAAAATCGATGAGTTGCGTATTGACAAAGGGACGAAATGAGATAAGCTGCCGTAGTAATTTAGGCGGTTTAAAAGCTGTTTATTTTTATGCGTTCAACAGTTTAACTGCTTCTATTAAAACGGAAGTTAAAGAAGGTCTTATAAATGCATTACCTGTAACATTGTACAAGTATGAAGTTAGGAACGGTAGTTTTTCGGAAACAATAAGCAATGATGAAAATGGTGTAAGTTACAACCAAAGTTTAACATTCACTTTATTCAAGCAAGATTTAACAACAAGCATACAATTAAACAACCTATCTAAAATAGATTTAGGTTATGTAGTAGAATATAATGATAAAAGTTTAAAAATTGGTGGTGCTTTAAATAGCGCAAGATTAAACAGCTACACAATAGAAAGCGGTGGTAGTAAAGGTGATTTATGCGGATATAATTTAACCTTTGAAAGTTTAGAAGAATATAGCG